CCCGTGTTGACCGTTTTACGGTATTTGGCAGCCCCGGAGGGGGCAGGTAATCCAGCCTACAAACTCTTCCCGAAAACCGCGTTCTGTCTGGGAAACATACACAGGAACGCATGCCACCTTTCGGTGTCCTGATCCAGCGCGAGGAGCACATCCAACCGCAGGAGGCTGAGGCCACAGGCATTGAGAGTGGGCCGGTCACCGGCGCTACGGGTGGGGCAGTGCAACCCCCGAAATCTGATGACCCTGGGATGGGCCTGTTTTGTGCGTTCGTGCGAGCGCACTTCTCACGCTGCATACCCGATGTCATGAAACTGGACTCGCTACTCGCTGCGGTGCATGTTGGGCTTCCCACAAGCACCGCGCGCGATGGTGGGCCAGCGGTAACGACAACTTCGGCACCAACTAACCGCGCTCAGTTCGAGGCACGTGTGGACGCCATGCGCTTGCGTACGGAAGCGTGTGAGCCATACACGAGGCACCACATCAACTTTGATGAGGACGAGCATTTGAGTGAGGTCTCAGGCAGTAGGAAGCTCGACGACGCATATTCCCTGGTGATATACGCTTCACGGATACACGTGCAGAACGTGGACCGGAAGATCATGAACTGGGATCGTATGTGGTCGATGGGGCTACACCGTTTTATATGGTCCTACATACCTGAAGAGCTCCAACGGCGGAAAAGTAGAGCCATTGCGGGGGACATTAACAAGCTGTTCGATACGATGTTCAGCTACGACGGCGACGCAGATAACGAAGCGACTCTAAGCGACCAGCGAAGGGTCCACCGCGAGCGTCAGCACTGGGTGTCGGTGCTCATTCGTACCTTCTCGGTCGACATGAGCGGGGCACTCAAATCCAATGTCCTCCTCGGGGGCGACAACAGTCCGATACCATCCGAATTGGTACATCGCTCGGACCGGTCAACTCGCTTCCTCGAACGTGCTAAGGCTTACACAATCCCAACCGCCGAACAGGTGGAAAGGAACGTCAATTCACAGAGCACTAGCACGCACCCGAAGCTCGCCGACTTTCGGCATCAGAACACCACGTCCCTGCGGAACTTGGTGCTCGGGCTCGGGTGTCAGCAATTTGATCTCAGCATCTCCAGTGCGTCACGCGACAAACACGCCCACGGCCAGAGGGAAGTCATTCAACTCAAAGACCTCAAGCACATTGGGCCGAGCGTGGCGCCTGATATCGAAAAGCTCCGTGAACTCAACGGTTGCGAGCCAAAGAAAGTCATAACTGCCTTCGACACCCTGACATACCTGAAATCCTTGCGTCCGTACGCAGGTTCGGATATTGTTGCTACGTTGCCAATCTACTCAAGCCTTTCGGGAGACTTTGAGGAGAGTACGTACCACTGCCACGGTGTTGACGGAGATGGCCATGCGCTCTACTGTGAGACGATCGGCGCGAATGAAACCTCATCCTACTTTGAGGGGCAATATTCATGGGACTTCGGCAAGAGCGATGTTCTATATATCCCCAACGAGGAGGACAGCGGCTTTGGCGTCTATGACGTAGTCAAACATTGCCGCCGCGATATCAACCGGCAGACCGTATTCCTGGCGATGAACACCTGGGTCAATTTGCCATTCAAGATCGCGGAGGAACTTGTTTACTCCGCGCACAGGGTACGCCTGAGTGACATGTACAGTGAGCCCCATCCATGCAAGAACGTCAAGCTAGTGAACGGTGAGTTAAACCACCCGATCCTGGTGATGAACACGGTGCAGGGCCACGAACACATCGTCTACACACGCTACCTGAAAGAGACCGCCGCCAATGGCACCGCCACCGTATCATCGACGGTGTTGCGCTTCATCCAACACCTGTACTCACACGGTGGTCGCGCACATGGCCTCACGTCTCGAGAGATCCTTCAACGTCTGCAGATGTACATGGCACCATTGCTGCAAGACGGTAAGGCCAATGCCCCTGACTATACGAGCCTGCTCGAGCTGTATCGTGTGGTCGGAATTCCAGCCGATGTACCGTGCGCCGTATTCTACTCGATATCGGCGTTCCAGGCGGAAAACCCCGGGGAGGAGGCTCCAGTGGAGAACCGCGAGGCCAAGGCGGTCGCGCAAGCACCAAGTATCACGTCAAGCACCAAGACCTACGGTGTTGTAGCGCCAGACGACGTAGCAACTGAGAAAGCTGCGGACGAACATCTGGGCGCAGGTAACACGAAGCAGCGGGGAGCACATTTGAACAAGATTGTTGCGTTCGCGCAGCGTCAGTTCATCGCCAACCTGGAAAGGGAAAGCGGTTGTGCTGCCGGCAGTATTCGTGTGGTGCCACGTGAGAAGGTGATCGAAAATCGGCCGCGCCAGACCCAACGCGCGAACGAAATTACATCCGGACTGGGTCCGTGCGGAGATGATGACATGGGACGCGCTTTCGTCAAGACAAACGAGGTTGCAGCTCTGAAGAACGCCGCACGGATGATCCAATCGCCACCACATGAGTTATCTATTGACTCCGGCCGACTCGGCATGTCTCTCGACCAGATCGTGAAGGCTAACGAGGAGACCGATGGCATTGGCTTCTACATGCCAGGACACACGCCGCAGGAGATCTCATTTGCGTTGCGTGCCCAGTACGCTGCCTGCAAGACCATGCGCGCCAAGTTCGGCGCTGGCCAGATACCGCAGGTGGATTATAAGAATGCGGACAAATCCCACACGGAGGAGTCTGCCGAGCTCGTCGCCGACATCATCCGGCATTTCTTTTCTGACGAGCTCTGCCCCGACCTGGGCGAGCCACACAAAGATTGGGCTCTCCGGACCTACTACATGTTTTAACATGAAGGTCAAGGCCGGGAAGAAGGTCAAGAGCACCAAGTGGAAGAATGCGAGTGGCACCGGCATCACTACACATCTCAACACTTTGGTGTTCGCTTTCCGTTCATACCTGACCGTATTACTGTCACTGTTCTTTGAGCAGATGGCGGGTGAAAACGGCGTCATCGATACCTTCCCTGTAGATGAGAAGGGAGAACAAGACCCCGTTGCGGCAGGCGAGGCGGACTGGTTTACGAATAGTATGTTCCGTGCACAGCTGAAGTCTCTTCAGGCGAAGGACACCGATTGGTGGCTTGTCGCCATTGACCAAAGTGGCACGGAGCCTAAGGAGCAGGTCATGCGCCTTCTGTTCGACCTGATTGGCCTTAAGTTCGGTGACGACGGCGTGGAGTACAACGTCCCTGGCGTATCAGATGCAAATTGGCTTCTTGCTTGCAAGTACCTGGACGCCGCGGACGGCTTTTGCCGCACGCTAGATTTCTCGGATCCCGAGGATGATGCGGAGATCGAATTCCTCTCGCGAATGTACCCCAACCTCACGGACACGGGGGCATCCTATTGCAAGCTCGAGCGTGCATGCGAGAAACTCCGCATTTCGACAAACACCGACCGGGAGAAGTACCGCGACAAACTCGTCGGGTACATGATCACGGACCGCCGCACGCCAATCGTCGGTGCCTTTATCAAAGCCATTTGGGCTGCGAAGGGCTTCGGCGACATACCCGTGCAATTCAACGATCACGACCGCATAGTCATTAGTGAGAAGTATATCGCTAAGGTCGAGGGGCGGGACCGTGAGCTGGGACGGAAGATGCGCGAGGGCCCATACCCTGTAGGTGATGACGACCTAGACCACATGTACACAGCTGCGGCTGCACAGTACGGGTGGTCTTCCGGGGAACTACGGGACTTCGACGCGAGCTTGGGCGCACAGACAACGATCGAAGGGATCAGGTCGCACAAGCTCCCACCAGCACTCGCTAACCTTACCGACGAAGACCCTGTCGGTGACAACATAACGCAAGCCTTGCCTGAAGGTGTGGCGATGGTCCAAGCTTTTCCGACACAGGAGGAGCTGAAGAACGCCATCCCCGAACACATTAGGGCTAAGGCGCGCGCGCGCCTCGAGGAATGCTTGGCGCAGGAGTGAGTTCATCTCCATTGCGGGTGGTAGGACTTGCTGTACCGCAATTGCAGCAAGAAAACTGGTGATGGCCTGAAAAGTACCAGGCCAGACTCCAAACACCCAAATCCCTACAAGGCCACGCCGGGCCGAAATCCTCGGATTTGACACACAATACACCTGAGGGTAGTACATTACTTACGATGGGTAACTCGGAAGCCGAGAGGATGCGCGACATCGTACGCGCTAAAGATCCTATGCGGTCGCTTTGCCAGGAGCGCCTTATCACGCCTGAAGCGTGCGACTGGGTCAAGTATGCGCTTGACCCGTTCCACGATCAGCAGCTGGATAATCTGCGTGGCTATCCTGACGTAGCAACCGAGCCTACCGTCGTCGTGAAAATTCGTCAAGCAATCACAGTGTCAGCGCCCCCAGACTTGGAGGAAGGCGCGACCTGGGACTGCCACATGGTTTTGTCGCCGATCGACTACGCACCAAAGAGCAGCGTGGTCGGCGTGCGTGCAACTCCTGTGGGGGACCTCGATGCGTTGTCGACGCCCGCAAACGCTGCCGGCCATGTAACCCCGTGCGAGCTTGATAGCTCATACGAGGCATCAAAGGTCGGTCGCATGGACGGTCTCGTCATCAACTCTGTCCCCAGCTCAGGTCTCATGGAAGGGAACATGACTTTCACGCCAGCTCACATGCCACCAACACCAATTGGCAGCTACCAGACCCAGAACATCACGTTGGATGACTATCTCGACTACGATGATACGGACCTCGGTGTTTACCGAGTCGTATACAGTGGTTTCGAGGTTGTTAACACAACCGCGCAAATCTACAAACAAGGCGCAGTCACGGTGTATGAGTATGGAAACAGCTATGAGACTGGCGCGTCGCACCCAGACAAGCAAACGTACACCGGCCTCACCTGGCCGGATCGTGTGCCGACGCAGCATAACCCAACCACGTACCTCCGTTGCCCCCCGAACACGCTGGCAGAAGCAAAGATCATGCCCGGTTCGCACTCGTGGGCAGCGGCTGACGGATCATACAACACGGCGAAATTCCAGACCGAGAACCCCTTCCAATCGTTGACATCACGTCCGTGGGTAATCAGTCAGAATCAGACGAAGACGTCCGCGGGTGGTGGATACCTTACCCCCACCCCGGTTCGTGGAACGGCATCGCCATACAGCGCAGGGAGCTTTGCAAGCTCTTTAAGCTTGGCCATTGACGAAGAAGACCTCGCCTCTGCGACCCCAACTGGTGGTTTCCCCGGGCCTGTTCATTTCTCGCGAATGAACACGACCGGTGCGTACTACACTGGGCTGTCGGCTGCCACCACCCTCTTTGTCACCTGGCGGGTGGGCATCGAACGCCTGCCAGCAGCGAACAAACCAGCGTTTCTTGCGCTGTCGCAACCGTCCGCGACTTTCGACCCGAATGCATTGGTCTTGTACAACATGGTCGCGAACGTTCTACCTCCAGGATGCCCGCAGGGATACAATGACGCCGGCAAATGGTATAATTGGATTGCTAACGCAGCCAAGAATTCCATCCCGCAAGTATACCCTGTAGTTCGCACTGCCCAGATGCTGGCCACTGCGATGGGGCGACCACTGCTAGCCTCGGGCTTGGGTGCACTAGAGAAACAAATGAGGCCTGCCGCTCAAAAGGCGGCGGCCACCAAGCTCCAGGCAGCGGTGCGGGGCGCCAAGGGAAGGGCTGCGGTCCAGAACTGGTCGAAAGGCCGCGGCGTTCCGGGCGGGACCAATGGTCTCCGCTGAATCATCGGGTATAACTCGACAGGAAAACTGATACAGTATCGGTTCCGTGCAACCCAGCATGGATTCGTACTGCGTTGGTGAGGAGAACGGACAGCCACACGGCGAAGTGGCTACCCCTCAAGCATGAGGTAACATCAATGCAATGGGCGCGGCCTTCGTATCCTCGGATAGGACTACTGATGGGCCATCTTGTCTCAGGCGACGTAGATCTTGTTGGTCGACGCCCTAATCCGCGATTGTAGAGTATTGCGTTTGCTCTACTGCCCCCGTCAGGGGTTCGCGGGTGGTCACTGCTTGCAC